TGAGCAACTCCTTTTTCTTCAGAGCCATCTAATAATCTTACTTTCATTTCCATTTAATTTGATTTTATTTGATTTAATTTTTTACAAAGCTATACAATTTTTTTGATATTTTATCGAGGCTCAAATTCTGACAAATCAAATCCGTCCAAACTGTCTTCATTTGACTCAAAATTTAACGGAGGTAAGTTGTTTTTCCTTTGGTCTATTAACTTTGATTGCTCTGTATTTTGTTGGCTAATACGCTTAGCCTTAGCATCTTCTCTTTCTTGCTCACGCTTACTTAAGGTTTGCATCTCCATACCACTAAGCTGTTGGTTATATTGAAACTCTTCAGCCATCAAGTGAGATTTCAACTCAGCCTGTACCTGCATTGTTTTAATATTGTATTCAGTCTCCATTTGTTTTAACTGCATCTTAGTCTGCAATTCAACTTGCATTTTCTGCATCGCCAACTGACCTGCCATCTCTTGAGACTTCAATTGCTGTTGAGCCATCATTGCTTGTTGTTGCATTTTCATTTGCTCCTCACGGTCTTGTTTCTTAATTCGCTTCATCTTCAATAATTGATTAGCAAGTTTAAGATTTCTAATCTCACGAATGTCAATTGCATCCTCAAGGTTAATGTCTCCTTTAGATAATGCCATTTGAATATTAGCTTCAAGCTGTGCTTTTTGTTCTTCATCAGGTGCAACCTCAATAAAGATACCAAAGTCATAAATATAAAGGTCAGCAATGTCTCCTAATATAGATACATTGTATCTACCTATTTGGTTTATAAACTCATCTTTAAAGTCAGAGTATTCTAATATATCTCCAATTCTATAAGTCAATGCTTCTGCCATTGAACGATAAATATATAGACCACCTTCAAGAATATGACGTGTAGCTGTATTTGAATTTAAAGCTGCTAATTTCTGTAAACCAACTAATGAATGTGGGTCAGGAGTAGAGCCATCTCTTGCTTCATTTAAACCAGTTACAGTTCTAATCATATCCATATAGTGGTTATAATTAGCAATAAGCATTTGTGTTTTCCCTACACCTGTATTAGAACTTAATTGTGTAATTGGAACCTTAGCATTATTAAAGTCTCCATCTTGAGTAAAGCTTCTACCAATTACCGAACCCGTTTGGAAGTACAATCTCAAAGCATCCTCAGGATTATAAGCCGCTCCATTACCTAAGTCAACCTCGTTAAGACCATCGGCATCAATAAATACACCATCAGGTACCACACGATTAATTACTTGTTGTAACTTTAAATGTGTAATTTGGATAAGGTCAGCAAATGGTATCATTCTACGCACTAAAGATTCAATAGCTCCTTTATACATACGTGGTGCTGATGCAACATAATTTGGTAATGCGTGTTGTGAAGCTGATTTTGGTCTTACCATATTCTCAGACAATCTCCATTGTAAAAGAATATTTGTACCCATAACCATAATACCTTCATACCACACATCAATAGTTTTCTCTATCTTCTCGAAATTTCCTTCTTCCATCATCTCTGTTGGAGGATTGAAAGTATCGTCTTTTTCAATTACACGAGAACCACCATTATCAAGTATCTTCTTTTTGTAAACTACTTTCTTAGTAGTCTTATAATTAAAGTACATTAACGTACAAGTATCACGAGAGAATACACTATTCTCATAGAACTGAGCTACATTAAAATAATCGTACCAACCTTGGCTGTATTGAGTAATCTCTTGTAAATCTTCTTTAGTTAAACTTTGGTCAATCTTCATTAACTCACTAATAGGAAGCGTTTTGATTTCTCCCCAATAGAAACAATCTTTAAAGTAAGGGTCTTCAGTATAGCTATATACAACATTAGCAGGGTCAACATAAGATATTTGTACACCTGTTCCTTGTAGAAACTCGTGCTTTGCTATAGATATACCAAGTACAGTAGCATCGTAGTCAAGTCTTTTTCTAATGTCTTCGTAATGGTTTTCATCAAATATAGTATTGATAGCTTCTTCTTCAGCTATCTCGATTGCAGGTTTGTAATTAAGCTGCATATATAAACTCAACTCTTCATCAGAATCAGGAAGTTTATCAGGGTCCATAGTAAAAGCATTGTAACCTGTCTCTTGCTTTATAGTTTCTAATACAGGCTTAGCAACCATTTGCCCCTCAATCATATTTTGGTATTTACTCCTTTTTGATTGAGACATAGCATCTTGAGAATATGCTTTAACTTTAAATAGTCTATCAGACATACCATTGACAACAATGTCAACAAATTTAGGAATGATTGGAACCGGTGTCCAGTCTAAGTTTAAATAAGATAAATCACCATCAATAGCTAATTCATTTTTATATTTACCAACTGATTGCTCTCCTCTTGCGTATAGCCTAAGTCTATGAAATTCTCTCCATTGACCATAATATCTGCAATTATTTCCATCTTTACGGAACCACTCAGCCGTGATGGCTTCCCCCACTTGTAATCCAAATTGCTCTGACGCTTTCTCAGCATCAGTAGCTAACTGACTCGGGAAAGAAGTTGCCTTTATATCTATTACTATATTCTTCATATTTTATATGTGTTTCCAAGTTTTTCTATTGACAATAGATAATATATTGCTTTTAGCTACGTTAAAAATTTTGCATAATTTTCTTGAGCTAATTTTTTCATTATATAATCTTCTAATTTCTAAAACATCTGAATTAGTTAATTTTGAAGATAAATTATTTTCTCCTCTATTAGCAGACGCTATCATTTTTAATATTGTCTCTTCAGGCGTTTTAGTTCCGTATCTTGAATTTTTTTCTCCTGATTGAGCTTCAGATATTTTCTTTTTAGTTTCTTCAGAGTGTTTTTTGCCTTTATGAAATTCAGATACTTTACGTTTTTGTTCTTCCGAGATAATTTTACCTCTGTTTGGAATGCTCATTTTAAGCTTAGCCTCATCTGTATGGACTAATCCAAGACAACCATCTCCTCCTAAAGTAATATTACATAATGTACCTCCGTCTATTTTTCTTTTATATAAAGATATAAATTCAATTTCTTTTTCTTTAGCATATTCATAATCTATTTCATCTAAAAGAATTTCTACTTCATAATCAGTTTTACTAACTATACTATTCCAATGAGTGTTTCTATGAGTTTTAGAGTATGCTCTTTTATCGCTATTACCTATTCCTATATAAAATGGAATATTTAAGTCTTTTCTTATATGCCTATATACACACGCCATTTATCTAATTAATTCACTTGTTGTTCCATCATTCGAATACCTTGCGAAGTTAACAATAATTTTTGAATCTTTTTTCTCCGGCATATATAAATGCTTCTGGTTAGCCATAATAGCTAATCCTGAACTTATAGATGCATCAAATTTAGTTCTATCGTTAATATCAAATTTTGCCCAATCCTCCAGCGTTCTTGTAAAAGGCATTGTGCCCATACTATCATTATCTCTGTAGGTTGAGGTAAAATCAATCCCTACATATTTTTCAATGTAAGACTCGATTGCCGAAGCGTGTGACTGCTTCACGTCTTCCGAAGAGTTTGGTATTCCTCCAAGCTCTCTTTCAGTTTTTGTTAATTTATTATATTGCTTATCAGGTCTGTTTAAACAGTACCCTCTATATCCTCTGTTTTTAAAATGGTATAATAACCTTGGCTTATTGTTCTCAATTAAAATAGGCATACCATAAAAAACACAAGCCATCAATACTTCTTCAAAGAATATCTCTGCTGTTTGAGGTCTTGCTATATATTCTAAGAAAAACTCATTAGAAGGCGCTTCATCCATATTAAACTTAGTAAGCCCGTGCAAAGAACCATTAGACCCTCTACCTCCAACTACTGCAGATATATCATACGAGTCACACCCAAACGACCCTATATGTTCATTACCGGGATGTCGCATTCCATTCTTAAAGTAATGGTTGTTCTGTAAGTGTTTAGCAGGTGTCCAACTAACTAAGAATCTACCTCTTGAGTCAGGAGTAAATATAACCTCAGTATCTTTCATGCCATCTCTCCAATGGAACGAACCACGCGTAGTATAATGCTCTTTTATTAAACTGTCGTTATAGTCTATCTGTTGGTATATCTTTGTAAGATTAAATAAAGATTGTTTACTTTCATCTCTAAATGCGTGAGACTCTGTTCTTGGAAACTGACGATAAAACTCATTCAGTGCATCAGCATCGTTCTTAAGAGAATCAACCTCTGCTTCCCAATAATCAACAGCTCCATTTTTAATCATCATACCATCAACTCCCTTAATAGGGTCTTCAGGCTTCTTAAATACAGGCATACCATACAAGTCTATAAATCCCTCCATATTCCATTCCATAGGAATAAATAAAGCATACAGACCACTTTTAGTTTGACCATTCGCATTACGTGTAGTAACTACTGAATCCTCAAACATATCCTTATAGTTCTGACCTCCTTTAGATAATGCATTTGATGTTGAGCCCATCATACATTTACCAATGATTTTAGACCCCAATCGAAGACAGGTTTTAGTTACTCGCCAATTCTCTTTAATGTTATTTGGCTTAGTCCATTTACCACTATTTAAACTTAAGGTAAAGTCTTCTAATATTAATTTTCTTTCATCATCATTTTCTCCGTCTACTTGTATTCCTATATACTCTCCTTTATCTAAATATTCTACAGAAACTTTATTTCTTCTTCCTCTTGTTTGAGGAGTGTAGTCTTCAAAAGATTTCTTTTTAGTGATAATCGGTATTCTTGCAAGGTCTCCTGATATAGCTAATTTATATACATCAGTATTATAATTACTTATGCTATGTTTTACATTAGAACAAGATAAACCGCAAGATAAAGCTATAAATCTAATAGAGTCAACTATATGTTTTTTACTCATTCCAATTTCTATAGCCCCTTTCTTTTTATCAGAATAACCATCAGAATCAATTAATCCTGCTAATAACTGAAGTCTTGTGTCTATTGAAGATTTAAGATATTGCTCAGGTATATGCTTATTATTATACACCCCTATATCTCTTAACGATTGATTAATTCCTTTAAATTTAAACTCAATTATTTTTTCACAAGATACTTTTTTAAGTTCAAAAGGAATGTTTTTCATTTCAGCAATCATACCTAAATAGTGTAATAATTCAGGTTCTTCTTCTTTATTTACCAATATAGTAAATGCTTGTTTTCTACCATCACCTAACCATAATCCTAATAAGTAAGGAGGTATTCCGTTAAATACATCTTCAGATTCTATACCATTAGATACAACTCTTGTTAAATGTTGCTTAATAAAAGATGATTTACCTAAGTATTCTTTAGGAGTCATTATAACTTCTTCGTGTCTTTTTTTATTTCCACGAGAATTAAACATATATCTATTAAATACTAATCTGTGATTTTCTGTAACTATATAATCCTTACCGTATGGTTGTTTAATTAAATATCTATCGGTTTCTCCTGATGTTTTCTTGGTAACTGTTTTTACTTTACCTCCTTCGACAATAACTTTATCGCCTACATTAATATCTTTAATTTCTTTAAATGTCCAATCTTCAGTAAGTATTAAAGTATTAGGAGCATAACATTCATCGTGAGCTAAGAATAATAGTTTCTCCCCATCATAAGAGTTATCTTCTGTGTTCTTCCAGTCAATTGACGTATCTAAGCCCTCTATGATTTCAGCCTCAGTATCATACATATTCTTCTTGGTAATCTTAGATGCCGGAACACGGAAAGCCAACTCTGTCTTTGGTTTATCCATACCATCCATAATAGGCTTGAAGAAGAAAGGTAATCTACTATTTATAGGCACTACCTTATCGGTAAACATTTTCTTAGCATCGGCTCCTGTCTTAGACAATATACCAATACGTGAGTCTCTTGCAAGAGTACCTATGTTTACACACTCAGACGATGACATAAAGGAGAATCCTGAACGTCTAATCTTTAAGTATATCATTCCAAAACTTCTTGTATCTGCTTTACAAGCTTCCCAAAAAATCCAATAGATTCTATTTGCTTCACGGAAGTCAGGATAACCAACGTCAATACTTGACCATTGAAGGTACATATAATGAGAACCTGTAATATAAGTAGGTATACCATTATTCATAAACCAATATCCTTTTTCTCTGTAATCAAACTCTTGCTCAATATAATCTACCCATCTGTTTTTAAATTCAGAAGGCATTTCGTTCCATTGAAAGATTGATTGTATTCTTGAGAGTTGTTTAGGCATTGGCTCTCTCTCCCAATATTGCTCTACTTTTGAGGTGCTTCTTTTGAAGCATTCTTTTGGAGCTTTAGGTAATGCAACATAAAGACCTGAGATATTAACTATTTCGCCTATCTCTCCTGTCTTTGATATTACTACAACATCATACTGCTCGTTATAACCATACAGCCAAGACTTATTACCGTTTTTCTTAGTAATAGCGTTAGATGGTATATAGTCTTTAACTATAGTGTAGATATTATTTTGACCTTCTTTCTGCAAATCCTTGTTTTGTATCAGTTTTACTTTCTCCTTTTTCAGCTATCTCAAGATTGTCTTTCTCTGTTTCTATTCTATTTAGAATCTCAAAAGCATCGAATATAGCTAACTTCTTTGTTGCTGCTGCGTTTTTTAGTTTGTCAGCCGCTAAATCATCTCCTTCCATATCAGGATTTAAGATTGATTCTTCTGCAACTTTTATCAGTTCTAATACCGCCTTATGACCGGCAGCAATAATCTTTAGCTTTGTTTCCTTAGTTGTCATAGCTTAACTGTTATTTGGTGGTCATACATTCTGTATAATTTCTCTCCATCTACAGTAAACTCGTATTCACTATCAGGAGCAAAACAAACAAAGTCATCTTTTTTAATTCCTTTACTTAATAGGTAATCATTTGGATAGACCATCTGACCCATTAGAGGTTCTTCTGAAAAAGGTTTTTTGATATAAGACTCAGTTGCAGGAATTGGTCTAACAAAACAGTATCTGTCATAAGCGTACCAAGTATCGCCTTTTTTATACATAAAGAATTGTTCTGTTTCTATAAAGAATAGGTCATCTTTAAAAAAGCTCTTTCCGCTTCTTTGACGACCTCTAACATCATTATAATACTTGAATGCATTATGATGCACTAAAAGAGTGTCTCCTATGGATATAGGACCATTATAGCCAACGGGTAATTCAATAACTTCTGCAAATCTATTCGAAAACTTGTGGTCTTCTTCAGAGGTACTAACTATAAATTCAATACCTCCTATATCTCTTGTGTTATCGTATCGTTTCCCATTTATAGGCTTTGCTATAAAGTAGAATGGTGATTTCATTAAAAATCTATATTAAATTCGATTGAAATTGGAACCGTAAAGGTAAACTCTTTCCACAAGACTACCTCATCTTTTTTATTAATTATGTAAATTAATATTGATTTTGTGTCAGTATTGTATTTAATTAAGTGAATTTCATTGGAATCACCAAGTATTTTTTGACCTACTAAGTAGTGCATTGCACCACTTTTATAGTCAGGTCCGATTGATATTTTTCTTATATCCATTTGATTTGATTAAATTGTATTTATTTACTCAACAACTGGCTCCCCAATAGTTAAAGTAATTGATGTAGGGTTTATTAAAAGCTCAATTTGACCTACAATATTAGCCTCTATTGATGCTACTTGTTCTTCACCCATTGCTGCTTGTGTCCATGCTACAACTTCTTCATTTGTTAAATCCTCAAAAGGAATGAATGTTGTGATGTCTTCTACGTTTAAAGTCTGTGTTCCGTATACAGTTGCTTGTACTGGTGGCACAGAATCATCTGTTCCTGTTACAATCCAATGCACGTTGTACACCACGTCTGTGTATTCCCCATCCTTTGGGTATGCGTCTACTGTTTTACAATTCCAATCGTAAATAACCCCTGTTGCTTGTTTTGCCATTTTTTTTATTTTTAAATTATGAATGTCCACCCTGTGGATTTATATATATATAATCCTTCTGTTGCGTCTGTACAATACACCATTAAACCTATTGCGGGAGTTGCTATTGCAATTCGTTGAGCGTTTGTCATTCTCGGAGGTAAAAATCCTTTTGTTGTACTATCTACTTGCAATGCAGCTGAAGAATTTAACGAAGTTCCGCCAACTAAAGATGTTGCCGATATAATTCCTGTAAATGCGCTATCATCTGCCAGTTTAAATTCTAAATTTGTAGTATTTCTTTTTATTGATGGAAACAAATTTGAAGTACCTCCAAATTGAAAACGCCCAAAAGAAGTCCCCGCTGCATCTGTAATTAAAATACTTCCATTGGACGGAGCGCTTATAACGCTACTTAATAAAAATTTTAACCCAAAATTTCTATCAATTCCTAACTGACCTACTCCATTAACAGTCATTAAATCCGCTGTATCTGCGCTATTACGAACTTTCAAGGCTATATCAGTTGACAAAGCTCCTTGCGCTCTTACCTCAAGTCTTGCAGTTGGAGCAGTCGTTCCAATACCTACGTTACCCGAACTATTAATAACCATTCTATAACCTACCGCTTCATCATAAATTACGAATCCATACCCTTCAGAACCAATTAAAAAGTTTCTATTACTTGTTGCATTAAAATTCATATAAGCATTAGAAGTTCCACCTATTGTAAGCGCTCTTGTTGGGTTTGTTGTTCCAATACCTACATTGCCATTTGTAGCAATACGCATTCTTTCTACTCCGTTTGAATAAAAAGTACTAAAAAATCCTCCGCTTGGCACAAAAAATCTTGCCTCACCTGTATTTACATCATTTAAAAGTTGTAACGAACCAAGTTGAAATCTATAAATTCCATTTAACCCGCCGTTTCTTCTAAAATTTAAAGTTCCATCAGTTATACTTGTACTTGTCGCTTCTAAATAATGACTACTTGTATCACTATATAGATTAAATCCACCTCTTACATCTAATTTAGCACTCGGACTTGCAGTGCCGATACCTACGTTGGTACCATTATCATAGATTAAACTATTTGTAATGGTATTAGCATCTAACCATTTTGATACATAGTTAGCTGTACCTGTTCCATCAACACCTGTAATCTCAGAAAGGCTTACCCAGTCTGTACCTGTTACAGTAGAAGCTAAAACTTGCCCTAATGTTCCCGGTGAATTGGTTGAATCGTATAAAGCTCCTATTACTCTTAGATTATTATTAATCTCAATGTTTTGATTAGAGTCAACAGTTAAAGCTGTTAAAGTACTTCCTCCCGCTGTTGTCGTTTGGAATCTTAACGTACCACTATTTGTAGCGTTTTGGAACGTGAACTGATTAGAAGCATTCTCAAATAATGCTGCTGCAGCTCCACCTGCTTTTGTAAATCTTAAAGTAGAAGTTCCAGCTGCGTCTGTGTTCTCAATATTGATTCGAGTTGACCCCGCTTGGTTTTTAACTACGTCTAATACATTTAAAGGTGCTTTAGTTCCTATACCAACATTACCTGTTAAGGCAGTTGTAACTATTGAATCACTACCTAATACAATTGTATTATTTCCTAAACCAACAGCATTTGCACCAATGACAATCTCGTTTACTGATGAAGTGTTAAGTGATTTTGAGTTGTAACCAATAAATATACTTTCGCTTGCGGTATTTAAGTTTCCTGCAAAAGAGAACCTACCTGCATCTCGACCTAAAGCCGATACATAACTTGCCTCAGCATTTAATAATGCAAAATTCCCAACTATTGAGTTAAAACTTCCAGCAAGATTTGTTCTTAATGCTTCTTGTCCAACAACTGTGTTGAATGTACCTGTGGTGTTAGAGAACATTACCTCAGTACCTACTGCGGTATTCTTATCTGCTAAATTAGAAAATAATGCTCTATATCCTAATCCTGTATTAAAGTTTCCAATTAAATTTGCATTTAATGTTGCATAACCTAATGCCACATTTGCAAGTCCTGTTTGACTATTAAGTGAAGCGTAAGAACCAATAGCAACATTTAGGTTTCCTGTTAGGTTTTGGTACAATGCTCCATATCCTAATGCAGTATTCCTATTACCTGTTGTATTATTAGTCAAAGTAAATGCTCCTGTTGCAACATTAAAATATCCTGTTGTAGATAATAATAATGCTGAACTACCCAAAGCTGTATTTGTAGCACCTGTTCCGGAACCTTTACCTATAGTCAGTCCGTTTATAAAAATATCCTGATTAGCAGTATTTCCCACAGAGACAACATCTCCTAAAGTTGGTGTTGCTGCTGTAGGGGAATTTACCCATCTTATGCCTGATGCTGTCTTTGAAAGAAACTGACCTGTAGTTCCAATACCTCCTGTATCATCTTGGATGTTACCCGGTATTATTATTGTTGAAGTAATATTACCAACAAGAGTTATATTTTGTGTTGCAGTATTGCCTGCATTTAAAACAGACTGTAGCGTATCAACAGGTAAGTCAACCCAATTAATACTTGAAGTACCTTTGCTAAGATATTGGAATACAGTACCTTGACTTCCGCTTGTGTCCTCAATATTGTCAGGCTTAATTAATGTAACATCAATAATACCTGTTAAGTTTATATTTTGAGTAGCAGTGTTTCCCGTATTAAGTACAGCTTGTAATGAAGCTGCAGGGAAATTTGCTGAGAATAATTGTAATAACTCCCCTAACGAAAAGTTCTTTGTCGCAAGGGGAGTAGGGGTAGGAGTAGTTCTAAAAGCC